CGGCAACGTTCAGTTGCCGCAATTTGATGGATTGATCTGATTCAAATGTGGAATTGATGCACCACGGCTCACCGCGCATAAGCCAAACTGTGCCGGTATCACAAGGCAGCTGAATGCCTCCACGCCCTATCGTGCGGGAAATTTCCTCTGCCTTGGCGTTCGGCTCTGCCTCCTTCTCCGTGTGATACCACAGTTTTACCGTCAGCGAGTTCGCCATATCGCCCCACCCGCCGACGGAGACGGAATAGGTAAGGTAGGGCATTACGGTGTCGCTCGGTACCGCTGTATCCGGATACGCGGGGAGATTAAAGCCGGAAAAAAACTTGTAGAGCGCTTCTGTTGCCGTCATTTTGTCAGCTCCCATTTCTCGGCGGTGACTTGGCACATATCCAAAGTGCCAACGGTTGGCGCTTCCTTATCGCTCCCGTTGCTCGTCACCCGGAAAATTGCACCATCGGAAAGCCGCTTGAATACATCATGGAAAGAAAGAGGATTCGCGCGGCGGGTGGTAATGGTGTACACGCTGGTAACGCCATCCTTCTCCGCGATTCTGGATTGCATGGAGGTATCCAGAATAATAGCCGCGTCGAACTCCGCGCCCTGTGCCCATTCCGTTGCCCAGCCGCCCTCACCATCCGGGGTGCGCTTCTTTTCCATCAGTGCGCACGTGTTATTCAGGTAGTAGTCAAGCAAGCTCATATCTTCCTCCATATCCGCAAGCGCGGCGCAAACACCGTTTTCCAGCTCGTGCTTTCTCCGGAGCCGGACGAACCGCTTGCCTTTGTGTATGAGTAGCCGCCGAAAGATTCGCTTTGATACGGGCTTTGTACGGCCTCAGCGTTCTTCTCCTGCCATGTGTTGATTTCTTCCAGAATCGCCAGCACCTCCGGAGGTACGCAGATTTCCGTAACGATTCCGGTATAAGTTTCGTTCCGCAAATCAGCATCACCGTACACGTGAATCCCGTTATTCCTCCGGCTTCCTTCGATCAGGTAGTAATCGCCTGTTTCAAGGCCGGGAATAACGATCCGGTTCCCGGTGATTTCCTCCCCGGTAAACTGCCAGTGCAAGCCGGGGAAGAAATTACGCAGGTACACAAGCAGCTCATACAGGCTTACCGCATGTCCCATGTGATTCCCTCCTTTACCGGCTCTTTACAACGGCCAGAATGTCCGCTTTGTTCATTGCGGCGCTGACCCCGGAGATACCGTTTTCTTTGGCGTACTCCAAAAGCTGCGCTTTCGTCATTCCGTCAAAGCCCACGGTCTCCGGTGCGGTTTTGTCAGCTGTCAGAGCCGCCCTTAACCCCCCGCCGGGGTAACAGTGGCAACGGCGATGCCGTCCAGGTACTCCGCCCACAGTTTCATGCCCATGATGGCGTACATATCGCCGGTAGCCCGGGAATAGTCGCCCTCGACATGTACGCCGATCAGGTTCGTTTCGCCCTTCACGGTGTAATTCAGCCCCAGCTTGGCAAAGTCGCTGTCGCTCGGGTCAACGTAGTACAGGTCGATGTTCTCAACCGGGGTTGCAATCACCTTACCAGCGGCGACGTACTTGTCAGGCAGGAGGAAAAGGGTGTTGTAGCCCAGGAAGTTCTGGACATAGGTAAGGCCGAACATGGTCTGGGTGGTAATCTCCTTGTCGCCCAGGTAGTCGTAGAAATCCATGATGTTGGCAAAACCAACAACCTCGGTCACGTCCTTGTCCATGCCCATGAACTTCGCAAGCACCTTGCCCTTGGCCTGTGCGAGCGCCAGCTGCCAGGTCTTGGGGGTCAGCGCCAGAGAGCCGGTAGCCAGGAACGTGTAGAAGTCACCCAAAACCTTGTTTTGCAGGGCAACCAGGAAAGCGTCGTCCGTCTTTTCTACGGCGACCTCTGCGCCGTATTTGGCCACGCTCTCGATGGTAACGCTCTTTGCATACTTGGCCACCTCGATATCGCCATAGGTGACGGGGGAAACCTTCATCTTAGTGAAGGGGATCTCGTCGCCTTCCGCTACGGTGGCACCGCCCTGCAAAGCGCCGTCTACCTCTGCCTTGTAGGATACCAGTTTCGTTCCAGGCGCCTTGCGGATAGGCCGCATAATGCCCAGAATGGTGCGCAGTGCGTCCCAGTTATCGTTGAACCGGGTTACAAAGTCCACCTCTCGCGCGGACGTGGCGAACTGTGTGGAAATCGTTACGTTTTCTTTTGCTGCCATTTGTACAGCTCCTTTCAAAAAAGTTATTTGTTTTCGCTTGCCATGCTTTCAGCAAGCGCGGCCTGCCTCTCAGCGGTGGACAAAAGATACCGGCCTTTATCGTCCTTTTTGTAGATTTCAGCGCGGCTCTTTGCGCCACCAGAGGTGTCAGGCGGGGTCTGCGTTTGGGTGCCGGTGGCGGTAGTCTTGCCGATCAAGCCCTTGTAATCGCCGGAAAGCAGCCCATCCAGTGCGGCGGTATCTTTGATACTTTCGCCGTCCAGTTTCAGGCCGTCGATTTCAGCTTTCGCTCCACGGATTACCAGCCCCATGCTCTCGGCGGGAATGCCCTTGCTCTGGAAGTACGCCCGCGCGGCCTTTTCCTTGGCGGCGGCGCTCTCCTTGGCGGCAACCCCGTCTTTGAAATCCTGAAAGTCTTTCTTTTCCTTCTCGTACTTGGCCTTGTATCCGCCGTCAGCGTCTTCCTTTTTCAGATCATCCAATTCCTTTTGAATGCCAGGAAGTTTCTCAGCGTCGGCCTTGTACCTCCCGATATCGGCTTTCAGGCCGTCCACGGTATCGGTGTGCGCTTCAATAATGGTGTCTACCTGTTCGTCGGTAAGCCCCATTCCCTTCAAAAGTTTGCGAGTTAATGCCATTGTTTCAGTCTTCCTTTCTTCGCCCCTATTCTTCGGGGACGACTGTGATATAAAAGCCGCTATACTTCGCGGGTTTTACCGAAATAAACAAAAAAGGAGCCGAACAGCACGCAAAATATACGTACTGTTCGGCTCCGATTGCCCATTCCTGCGCCCAATTACGCAGGAGAAGAATATTTGATTGTTTTCTTTACTTCGAGGACTATGTAGCCGTCGCCCTTGCGCCGTATCTCCACATCGTTCCCACGCTTTATGATAGCCTCTATGGCCTTTATGATTTCGTCATTATTCATTTATTGCCCCTCAAATCGCGTCAGCGTTTTTGAATACTTCCATAAGTTTGGGAAACTGGATAGCAAAAAAATCTACCATTTCCTCGTTCTGTGCCCATTCGGAGTTTTCCGCAAGGCCACTTTCAAATAGAAATGCGTGAATGATCTCATGCCGCTTGTTTTTCATGATTTGAACTTGTAAGTTTTTCTTACAGGTTGGGTCGCCGACTTGCTTACTGTAGCTATCCACAACCAGTTCTTTGCTGGTTTCGTCGCAAAATCCATCGCATCCCGCCAGCCGCGAATCTTCGTCTTCGCAGCAGACGGAAAGTGTGTATTCAGCTCCAAGAACGTTGATTTTTCTGGTATCCACGCTACGTCAATCTCCTTTGCTAAGTTCGTCTTTCAGAATATTCTTGTATGTTCCCTGATGATCGGCGATTGACGGCTTAATAAACGGGTGCGCCCGATTGCCAGCTGTCCAATGCCAGGTCCCCTGCGCGTCCTGGTATTTCCACGGAGTAGGACGGCCTCCGCCTCCCTCGGCGTATTTGCCCGTTCCCATTTCCGGATAAATGGCGTATTCGGTAGGCGTTCCAACAATGGCTTTTTTCCCATCCTCCACGGTATGTGTAATGCTGTTGCGCAAATTCCCAGTATCAACGGGGCATAAATCCTTGGCATATTCTACAGCTTTTTCGCCACACCGAAATAAGCCGCGCTCACGCGCTTCACCAAGGGCGCGGAGGATTTCGTCAGAGTTATCCACAAATGTAATGCTCATTTCCCCCTCCTTTTCTGCTTCTTCCAGAGCCGGTCTTGTGCGGTTCGTGGCGGCGCATACGCATAATCCGCCACAAGCGGGGATTCCAGCCCGCTTCTTTTTTATCTGGTTGGAAGATTTGGGCATAGAAAAAGCACCATGCATTTTTGCACAGTGCTTTCAGCTGATCTAAATCTATTTACTTCCATTACTGAGTACCTTCAAGCATCGTTTCCATTCACTTTTCTTTTCGGATTCTGGTTTCTGTTCAACGAGTGCGGAAATAAGCGCGCTCCACTGTTTTAAGTTCTCTCCATTCGCGCCCTTATTTTCCAAAAACGCCAAAGTCTGCTTCATGGGAAACAATTCTGCCCGTGTAATAAAAGATTTTGCAAAATGCCGAGAACAGCCAAGCTTTTCGCATTGCGCGTATACGGCTCCCATTTCTTTCTGTTCTTGCGCTGCGTGTTTTTCATGCAGCTTTTTTACATACTCAGTCATCGTCCATCACCATCTTTATGTAATAACGGTATTCTCCCATGATTTCTTCCTCGCGGACTTCCTTAATCGTAAATGTTGAGCCGCGCTTTAGTAGAAATTCGTACTCAGCATCTTGAAATTGCCCCGCAAGCTGATTGACGTAAGCTCCGCGCCCCGTTCCGGCAGGAACTTCAATATCAAGGACTGTCGGTTTTGCTGTTGCAACGCCATTGTTTCGAACAACCGTTGTGCTGGAATACGCCGATTCGCGGAATTTTTTTCCTATGAGCTCACTCAAACTATCCTGAATGTCGTTATCTTCCACAAGTTTATCAATAACGTCATTCATCACACCGCGCTGGACGCGAATATTGTCTTTTAACTCATATCGGCTTATTGCGCTATCAAGACCTTTAATTTGCTGTTTAACAAATTCGGCATTGATATTTTCCCAATCGCCAGTTTTACGCAAATATGTGTTTATATCCCAATATCCGCCACCGGTGTAATCGCCAATAGCATAATTTTCATCTTTTGTCAAAGACTTCTGCCATTGCGCATGTTTGCTGCGTTTCTTCGCAAGCAGCCCGCGTTCATCTCCATCGTAATAGAAGAAATCATTTGCCGCATCACCAGTATCAAACTGTTTATACGATATCGGCTTGCTGGTTTCTTTTATTATATCAGATTTTGCCGCACTTGCAACTTGCCTTGCAGTTTTGAGCGCCTCCCACCCGTCAGCGTTATTATACTTCAAATCCTGGAACTTTGCAAATGTTTTTGGTGCTTTTTTACCCAGAATTTCACGGTATTCTGCATATTCCCGTTGGTCTGCCTGATAGTTTTTACCAGCTTTCACCATGCCCGCCCATTTTTCCGGAGGATACTGTGCTTTCTTCTCGTCGTACCATTCTTTGTACGATTTTTTCTTTACAAGCTCATATTCCCCGGTTTCGGGATTCTTCACGCGCATCATGTGGCGTTCCGCTTCCAGATCGTCGTCAGTGGCATTCACAACCGTGCAGCGGCAATTATACAGCTCATGTCCCGGCGCTCCCAACGAGCCATCACCGGGGAACATCATCTTATAGCCGCCGACATCGAACGGCTGATCGTAGTCCACAATCTGATTATCTGCCATGCCATGATCGTGGCGGGTGCGCAAATCCTTTGTTGCTACCCACTTTTTCTTGGATTTGATACCCCACATCTCGTCAGCGGCGGCGTAGCTGTCCATTCTACCGGCATTCTGTGCGGCGGTAACTGCCGTTCTTGCCGCTCGAATGGCGCTTACACGGCTCATTGTGACGATTCTGGACTGCAAATCATCGGATATCTGCTTGATGCTTCTGCCTTGCAAAATGGAGCCTGTAACGCTTGCTGTAATCTGCTGCTTTCCAAAAGCCAAGTCAATGCCCCGCTTTAGCGCCAGCCTTTCGGGGTAGTATGGCATTACGTCCGGCTGCTCCACAATTAAGCGCTTTACGGTCTGCTCGTCAAAAAGCGTAAAATCTGCACTTGGGTGAACGCTCTCAATGGTATAGGCGGTGTAATTCCGATTCAGGGAGTAGATTCCAGGCGTAGCGTCGTTCACATAGGCAAGCGCCACCTCTTTTGCTTCCGTCGCACGTTCGGCCAGCTTGTCCCGAAGCGCTTCCAACCGTGTCCCGCGCCCCATCTGGTTCAGCCTCCATTGTTGGTAGTCCTTTTCAGTCCACTCCTTACCGTTGCGCTTCTGGCCTATCAAGTCCTGCATCTTCTTATCCTGATCAGCAAAGTGCTTGAAAAAGGCATCTATTTCCTCTTGCAGTTCTTTAGCCGCCTTAGAATATACGGAGTTAATGCGGCGCTCCAAGTCGGCAAGCGCCCTATCGGTTCCTCTATCGGCTTCATTCGGTCTGGCCATCCTCATCACCGCCGTAAACCGTATTTATGTCAGCGTCTGCTTTCCTTTTCAGGATTTCCGGCACTTCCTCCGGCAAAATCCACGGGAGGTGTTTCAGAACCGTTTCATCATCAAGGAACGCAGCTGCCGCAAGCACCATATTGGTTTCCTCTGCTTGATTGATAACTTTATTCCAGCTAAAAGCCGGTTCCGGGTTGGCAATCCCAGCCACTGCGCAAATCTGCCGAATGAAATCTATCAAGAAATATTCGAAATCGGCGCATTTATTGTCCTGCGGCTGATAAGCCGCCGAAATCTCTGTAGCCGTTTTCTCAGCGCCCGCCAGAGCCGTCACGTCAAGCATCTGGGCATCTTCGTACAGGTCGCGCCGCAAAATATCCAGCATGGTTTTCCGGGCTTCTACGGGAACGTCAAGGGTGTGAGCTTCTGCCGCCGTTTCAGCGGAACTATCTACCACATTCGCCTTTACGCTCTTCATTCTCTGGATGAACTGTGCCAAATCCGTATCGTCCATAGCGCCGGTATTGTGCAGAATCCAGTAAATTCCGCTGGTATCGTCAATTTGGTTGGCGAACCCGGATTTGATAAAATCATAGCAGTCTATGGAGCCACGCAACCCAACGAGTTCGCTTTCGTGGGTATCGTTGCCATACAGTACCGCAATAGGCAGGCGGGTGTAGTTCTCGTCGCACACATCCACAACGCCTAGATCGTTCCTCAGCTCCTTGTGGATGTATGCGCGTTTCTCGGCCATGGGCTGCGCGTCGTCGCTTCCCTCGGCGCTCCATTCGCTCACGCCGTCCAACTCGTAAAGCGTAGCCCGGAAAACAGTTTTTCGTCCGGTCTCCCGGAACCAGTACCGAATACCGGCCATCAGCTCCGACGTTTTTTCATCCAGCAGCGGGACAAATCCCGGATTTCCGGGAGTATCGGCGAATGAAAACACTTCCAGATGATCGAGATTCCAATAGCCGTAGGAAACGCCCTGCGCCAGTGCCAATTTTGCCGCCGTTTGCAGCTTATTGTCGAAGTCCGCGCCCAGCTTTTCCTTTTCGTCCATGCTTACGCCATTAGCGCAAATATATCCCACTTCCTGCGTCACCAGCCGCCGAAACGTTAGCGTTTTAAGCCGGTAGTCGCTGCTCCAAATATCAGGAGTTTTGTTCCCGGATAAGGTAAAAAGGAACTTCTGGAATTTCTCAATGGTGATATTGTGCTTATTATAGTACGCCATACCATCAGCGGCATCTTTGTACGCCTTGCTGCTCTGGTGCTCCCGCACTGCATCACGTATGAATTCCCCAGTAGTTCCCTTTGCAATGGCTTCTTCCAAATCTTGATAAATTTTCATGAATTTTCTCCAATAGCAGAAATCTCGCAAAATCACAACAGCAACGCAGCGGCGGGTGAAATCTTGTTTTTCTTCTCCACTTTGTATTTCATAATGGTGTTGCAAAAGTACCTGATATCATCCATAGCGTGATCGTTATCTTTCACTACCGCGTCCTCCGTTTTCCTATCGTCCCACCGGTATAGCCCGAACTCCCGAATGGAATCCGTGCAACACCTGTGAATTTTTATATTCCCGTTCTTGAGATATACCGCCGTGCGCCGAATGCCATCAAGAACGGCGTTGTCTGCCTGCTGGACGCGGAATCCACGGCGTTTCAGGGCGGTAATGAAAGAAGCCGCCGAGGGATCAATAACCGCCCTCTTGATTTCGTAGCCGCCCGTCAGGCTCTCCACAGCGTCGCAATATTCCTCGTCTGTGAGCTGCTTATAGTTGGCTCTTCCATCGTAGTAATACTCTTTGATTCTTACCGCCTTATTACCATTCACAGCCCATAATCCGCATGAAAACGGATTCAGGGTGCCGTAGTCGATGCTTATGTAATAATCCGCGAATTCCGGCACGTCATCCGTGATATTCGCTTCGGAAAAATCATATACAAGCCCCTCTGCCAGCGTCCATTTCCCCAGAATGTACCTATCATAGAACACCGTTCCGGCATATTCTTTTTTCAGATTTTCAACAAAAGCGGGGGGTAAAAATGGATTATCGTCTATTGTGTATTCTTGGCTGAAAATATCGGCATCACTATCAAGGAATCTCTTAAGCCAGTGGTTGGGATACTGTGGATTGTATGTGCCATCGAAGCAGGAATACTCCTTATCAAGCCGGCTTTTCAGGAGGGCAAAAACTTCCTCCGACCAGTCCGCGACCTCGTCGCCGTAGCAATACTTGATAGACGCGCCGCGAATCTTCGATACTTGAGACACTTTTTCCGCGCCAAGGCAATAACACTTCTCGCCAAAAATCCATGCTGTATTATCGCTGGAAATTGCCCCAACAAGTTTATCCCCGTACAGATTCCGCATAGGCTCTAGCACGTTTCGCTCTATTGTGGATTTTGTAACGCCCAAAATAACGGAAAGCCCATCTTTCCCGGCTCGTTCTCGAATCCGCATGGGAATAATCCATTTGAAATCAAGATATGTTTTCCCGCTTCGGGTCGCGCCGCCCTTGAAATTCCATCGGTGATTCCCATACCTTGCAAATTCAATCTGTTTCGGGCTTAATAGCATCTCTAAACTCCTTAATTAGCCCATCCAGCTTATTGAGACTATCATTGCCGCTTGCCGTGTTTCTTGTGGCCTTATCGACAATAATTCCGAAAGATGTTGCAATCTGGCTTAATGTTGCGGCTGAAATCTTTTCGGGGTCTGTGAGCGCTTTCAGATGCAAGGTGATTGCTTCTTGCATCGCCTTTTTTTGTGATTCCATGTACGCCATCATGTCGGCGGTATTCTCTTCTTTTTTTTCCTGCACTTTTTGGGCGATATCCGGTGAAGCGCTGACAATCCTTTTCACAGTCTGGTGAGTTACGCCATGCTTTTTTGCAACGGCGCTGTACGACTGCATTTCTATCCAGTCGGCGATTATTCTTTTTTTCTTCCGATCTGTAATCCTTGCAGCCATAGCACCACCTCTCATGCAAAATAATTGGCGCGAGGCCGATTCAAACGGCCTTCTGTTGGGGAGAGAGCGCCCAACTCGTTATCTACCGCGCCATGCAAAAAGAGGCTCAGGAACAACCCCAAGCCTCTTGCGCTTTTTCTTTTTTACCAGTATAGCACATTCAAACCGAAAAATCGTCTCATTTTTTTCTCATTTTTCAGCTTTCAGTCTGCCCATACAGGCATAGAGTGAAATGTCGTAGTGCTGAATCCCGGCGGCGGTAAACCTGAGCTTTTTCAACTCCAAGTTCTTCACACAGGGCGTCAACGTTGCCTCTAGCGGGGCTTATGTAGAATCTGCTCAGTATCTTCTTTTCATCGACGCTAAGCGATTCAAGCCCGGAATCCACAAGTGAAACCCATTTTCTCGCCTGTTCCAGCGAACGCGCCAGTTCCTCACGGTGAACGATATTCGATAGCATCATATCTTCCCGGCCGGAGCCACCGCCGCTTACCGGCGTACCGTCAGCCGTGGCGCTTCGGATACTCTGCATAGCGGATTCCAGCCGCGCCATTTCTTCGGGAATGCTTTTCAGGGACTGTTTCTTTGCACTGTACTCCTTTAGCTTTTCAATGGCCTCATGCTTCCAGTTCATTCCGTTCCTCCTTGTGTATTTTATTAAATCCCTGTATAGATATACACAATACACACAAAATATAAGATTATATTTAATATATACTATACAGGGATAAAGCTATAATATTAAATTCCGTCTCCTGTTTTTCGTTTTCGCCCTCCTTTCGGTGCAATCCTTCCCAGGCGGGCAAGGCCGCTTTTCCCCGTGGACGAATATGTAATTGCAGCACCGGCTGCCTTCATAATATCCGAAGAAATACCAACACCCAACGCAATGCTTCCTGCTATCCTTGTACTCCATGTTGCTCCCCTAGAGAACAGGAAATCTCACAGCCCCGTCGAGCATCCCGGTTTCTTGGCATATCATAAGCAACTTTGTCTGCGCCGTCATCCGAATTTCAGCCGGTGCCCGTTCCGTTGCCGTGTGCAAGACGGAAATACACTCAATCCCCTTTCCCTTGTCCACAGACAGCACATAGGACGTCGCAGATACCGCAGAAGCGAACCACTCCGGAACGTTGCCGTAGGCGTATTTTGCAAACATCCTCCGGAGAATCTTTTCCGGGTCAGATTCTTCCTGCTCGATGGTGGTTATCTCCCATTCCCCCGACTTGGCGACCTCTTTCACTGTTTCGGTCAATTTTTTTTGCAAGCATCTCGCGTGCAGTCTTCATAAGTAACGCATCATCAAATTTGAAATTCTGTTCTGCCATTATTCATGTACCTCCAATTCCTTATTTTTCCTGTCTCTGTCATATTTCAGAGCTTTCAGAAGTTCTTCCCGATTCACCCGGATACCAATTTTTATAATCGCCTGTACTACGGCATCTCCGATAGCATCCTGGAAGTCGCTTAAATTCAAGCTGGCAGGTGGGGTGTAGCCGTTAAGTTCTTCCATTTTCATCCACCTTTCGCTCCCCATAACTGCAAAAATCATTGCCGTCTACCTCATTTGGGGACATGCCCTGCTCATATTGCCAATGATAGCAATACCCAAATGGTGTTCCTCCATTGTTGGTGGGGTGCTTGCCTATTTCCTCAAATGTAATGCAGTCCCGGCACCTGACAACCGGCACCATGGATTTCATTTTTTCTTTCGCGTCCAGCAGTTGGGCGTTGCGCGAAATCAGCTGCTTCTGCACACACGTAAACTCTGCGAGTGATACAGCTCGCACGGTGGGCATGCTATCGACCGAGCAAAGCGCCACATCCTCATTAAAATTAGGTATAACGCCAGAAATTTTTATAATCTCAGTTGTAAGTAAATCAGCATCAATCAGCCTCATAAAAATTCTCCTTCCTCGGCATCTCTTTCAGCCAGCGTCTGACGGCAAAGAACCGAATGCGTGACGGCTGATTCTTCGCCCACCGCTCAATAGCGGCGGCGTAAGCAATTCTAGCATTAAGGCGCTGGCGGTGTTCTTGCCTTTCACTCATTTCCAATACCTCCATTTTTCGTAAGATATTTAATTTCTTCTTGCACCAGCGTTCGGTTGCTCATGATAATATGTGATTTTGTAACCCTGTTGGGGCAAGCCACGCACTCGCACTTGTAGGGGTTGCTGCTCCAATTATCCCGGAAAGGGCAACTGGAGTTGAAACAGTCTGTCACTCTCCATCGCCTCCCTTCGGTGGCGCAGGCATTGGCCTCCAGCGCGTAATTTCTCCCGGCTCTCGCTTAAAGTTCCCTGCTACCCACGTTCCATCATCGGATATGTAGCCTTCTCGCACTATCGGGAATGGCTCTTCACCGGGCATTTCAACCAGAACGGATGCGAAGGCATCAGGTAATTTCTCACTGCGCGGAATCCATCGCTCCGTTTTTACTTCCTCCGGCGAAAGCCCCGTATCCTCATATTGTGCAAGGCGAGTATAGAGTTTCTGCACGATGCAGCCATTTCGGCACCCACCCGGCTTATTGCTGGGGCGTATGCAATAGTTATCCTGCCCGCAGCATTCCCACGGATCAAGATTTTGCCAGTGTTCAACCGTCAATCGTTTCATCGTTTTCCTCCTTCGGCAATTCTGGAAGCGGCTGCCAGTGGGTGATTTCAACATCGTCATCCACCTGATCCGTTTCGTTCGCGCCGCACTCTACAAGCAAATCTTCGCAAACACACGACCACCAATACCAAGCCCCCCTGTAATAGACAGCAGTCGCTTTTTGCGGAACGTCCTTCATGTACCGGTAGTACGGCATCGGGTTGTGATTTACCCACACCACATTTACAGGTTCAAGTTCTTCCGGCGGCCTCTCACTGCACGAAATCCACCTAGTCCGCTCCAACGCCTCCATTCCCATCCGACAAGCCTCATTCACGGGGTCTATACTTTCGTAATGCTCCCGGTGTTCCGGGTCAAGGATTTCAATTGCTCGGTCAATCGTCATTTGTTTCGTCCTCCAAATCCATTTTGCATCCACACCCCGGGCAGTAGTTGTACCCCAGCATCGGTTCGCAACCATTCCCCATGCCGCACCGGCTCCACATCGGCGGCGGGGACAATATCGAAAACAGATGCAACTGCCTTTAACAGCTCCTGCCTCTTATACACCAAGTTGATTTGCCTTGCACCATCAGCAGCAGCCATAGCAAGATTCCATTCGCCGTATGCGTGTTCCGCTGCCTTTATTGCCGCCTCACGGCTGATGTAATCACTCATTTCAATTCCTCCACATAGCACCAACTCTGGGGCGCACGATTCAAACGGCGTTCTTCGCTTGTCAGGCAACCAGCGTATTCACCGGTATTTTCCCAAAGCTGGCATTTATCGCAATCCTGAGTACCGCAACATTTCCGGAACTGGGGCAGTTCCTTCGGCGTATCGTATATTTTCAGGTCGGAGATATGCCAGCCGTACATTGCCTCCCTTCCGAACGCATAATACCGAAATTCTTTCTCTGTTAGACATGCAGATTTCAAATCCTCGTCGTCAATCTCCCACCAACTATCACCGCAGTCGTAATCCATTCCGATTTCCGGGTGCGGGCAGTAATCGTAGTTGTACGTTGCTATGTTGTCACATGCGAACTCACCGACAACTATTTTCCCACCGCTCACATTGCATACCATCCCGCCATTAACTTTAACTTTGTAACTCAGGTTTCCGGCAGTGCAATAAATGTAAACCTTGAAAGGCGCTTCCAGTTTCGGACGGGTCTTTCTGACTTCCAGCGTCTTTTCCCCGCTCAGGATTTTCTCCACCCACTCCGGGCGGATGCTGATAAGTACCGATTTAGCCATTGTCAGCCCTCCGGTT